GTAATTTTTTAAAATTCCAATGACGCAGTGCGATAATATGCTGTTAACCTTGACCACTCCCAGGATTCCCCTTGCCAAACCCGCTCAATTCCCTGGCAATGGGTAAGTTCCCCTAAAACTTGGCAAAGGAGCCTCCATGTCCCTATTTCTCCGTGGTGTAGTAATGATCTTCGCGCTGGTGATATATACCATTCCAGTGCTTGCAACGACCTCGCCTCTTGGGCCCGGTATGTCTAAAGCCGTGCAAGCAAGTTTTGCTGAGAAGGTTTTGCGCGTGGTATATGACGTACCGGCCCACGGGGGCACGGCTGCCGCCAATAAACTTGGTAAATTCCTTCCTGCCAAAGCGATGGTTACCCAATCCTTCTTTTATACCGTAACAGCGTTTACTGGTACCGGCACCGTGGCTCTCTCGTGTGAGGATGCAAACAACCTCTACACCGCGACGGATATCTCTGGTATAACGGCAGGCACAATCACTGCGGGTGCTTCTACTGGCTCCGCGGCTACGATGGTTAAGAACATCGCTGCCCCGTGCGAGGTTACGGCGACCGTAACTGGAGCTACTGCCACAGCCGGGCGCTTGATTCTCTACATTCGTTACGTGCTCGGGGAATGATATCAATCCTAGAGATTTTATACCATCCAGACGGCCCGACGGGCTAATTGAGCTGGTACACCCGTATACGGGTCAGGTTGTAGCTGTGCAAGCGGGTTCGGACGACTTGCTTAAGCGTGCATCGGAGACGATGCAGGCGGTTCTTATGCCTGGCGGCCAGATGGTATGGGTAGATAAGCATTTGGACCCCGGAATCCTGGGTTCATTGTCCCGCAAGAGCTGGCAGTATTCCGAGACTATGTGCATGGTTATATGCGAGAAGATAAGATCTGGGACGTTGATGAAGGATATTATACAGGATCCCGGGATGCCGCCTTACTCGGTTTTGTCACGTTGGCGGATGGAGCATGCGCAGTTTGCCGAGTCTTTGGTACAGGCGCGTAGGGACCGTGCGGAGATTTTGAAAGAGGAAGTTTTGGTAACTGCGGAGGAGGCGTTACGGGACGCTGGCATTGACGAGCGGGTGCAGGCTGCTAAGCTAAAAGTGGACGCGCTTAAATGGGTCGCATCGGTCGACAACCCTGAGCGTTTTGGAGTTACGAAGAAGGACAGTATATCCGTTGGCAGTGCGATCATAATGATTGACACTGGTATAAGGCGCGAAGCGCCACGGGATGTCGGAGGAACAGATGTCGGCCAAAACAAGCTTACAGTTAACGATGATAAGTCCACAGCCAACATTGGCAGCGGCGGGAACACCGCAGCGGATATCGTCATCAAGTCTTGAGGTAGCTTTGGTATTAATTGAGGCACCGAGCACGAATGGTGGGGCTATTTACATTGGCACATCGTCGGCGGTGATCCTTGCAAGCAACTATCACTCGCTTGATCCTGGTGAGGCTTTGGAGATTTGTGTGGAGGATTCTCTCACGGATGATGACAAGGCGAGGTTTGATTTAACCGATTTGTGGATGGATGGGGCGACGACGGGTGACAAGCTTACGGTATCGTACTTCTTGCAGACTGCGCGGCAGCTCACATGATACGTATACGGAAGATAAAACGGCTGACCGGATTATTTTCTGTCAGCGACACGGATTCGATTGATCTCACGAAGACGGGCACCCTGGTTTCAGGGGTTGTTCGGTTATCGAGTGACGCGGCGGATGCTGGTTACAAGGTTGTAGCGATTGATATACGCACTGGTGCAAGCAAGGGTTTGCGTGCGCAGGTATCGGTTGAGGACTTGCAGGATGCGGCGTGGTTAGCTGGTACAGATACCAACTCGATTGATTTTACCTATACGGATGGGTCGGATCAAGCGACTTGGGATTTACGGCTTTCTGCCACAGCGGCGGGTGCTGGGTTCATCAAGATTTCCAATTCAATTATATCAAGTGGACTTTACGGGGAGATAGCGCAAAGCTCAATAGACCATGGATCGGTCTCGGGTCTCACGGATGATGACCACACTCAGTACTTACTCCTTGCGGGTAGGGCTACTGGGCAAGTAGCTATTGGCGGCACGGGAGCAGGGGAGACGCTTAAGCTCCAGAGTACGGGTCACGGCACTAAGGGGAAGGTACTCCTGGGAGCTGCTGGTACGTCGGCGTACGACGAGGTTAACGACCGGCTTGGCATAGGTGTATCGGCACCCCTGGTGGGTGTGGACACGGCTTATGGGTTCTCTATACGTCAGACGGCTGTAGCGACGGTTGGTACGCTTTCGGACCAGGCTTCGGTGTCGGGTCATATACTTATGACGGCGGCGACGGGGATTGGCTCTATTGCCGACCCTGCCAACGGCAAGCACATGTGGTTGGTTAACGGCAACACGGTACCTATAAAGATCACGAACAACGCTGGTGGTACGGCTGCAAACCGGATCATAACGGGTATGGGTACGGATGTGTGGCTGGCACCCGGGCAGTCGGTACTTGCAATGTACGATACGACCAACACACGCTGGAGGCTTTGTGGCCTGCTTCCGGGGCTTTTGCCTGCGGCGGCTCAGACGGTAGCGTCGGCAGGCACGATAGTGTGTGCTGGTGGTATACGCCAGCTCTTACGTGTTGCTGGTAACGGTGGGGCTCAGACGGCGAATGCTACTACTGGTATGACGGCAGGTACGGTTGACGGGCAAGAAGTGGACTTGCTAGGGACCAGTGATACCGACACACTTACAATCACGGTAGCTGGAAACATGGCACCCAATGGTTCGATCACACTTGGCAACGGAGATATAATTCGCTTTTTGTGGGATGCAACGAACTCGGTATGGCGGGAAGCCTACCGCTCTGAATAAGGAGAAATGTTGTCTGGTAAAACGGAAGTTATCAGCACAGGTTACGTTCCACGTCCACTGCAAGCAAAGCTTCACCGCGAGCTAAAGCGGTTTAACGTAATTTGCTGCCACAGAAGATTCGGGAAGACTGTATTTGTAATCAACGAACTTATTGACCGGGCACTTCGCAACAATTTGAAAAACCCTCAGTATGCGTACTTTGCACCGTACTACGGGCAAGCAAAGCGCGTAGCGTGGGACATGGTAAAGGAATATACCAAAAATATTCCTGGGGTTACGTACAATGAGCAAGAGTTACGATGTGACATTCCACGAGCTGGTAGTGGCGACCGTGTCCGCATTATTCTGCTGGGTTCTGATAATCCTGGTGCTATTCGCGGCATGTACTTTGACGGAGTTGTGCTTGATGAGTTTGCGGAGATGGATCCAACTGTATGGTCCCAAGTCATCCGACCGGCCCTCGCCGACCGACTCGGATTCGCAATCTTCATAGGAACGCCTAAAGGTACGAATCATTTCTTTGATATATTTAAATTTGCCAAGGCATCTACTGATGGACAGTGGTATGTGTCTTTGTTTAAGGCGTCGGAGACCGGGATTATTCCGGAGACAGAGTTAATTGGAGCCCGGGCCTCTGGTATGACGGAGGAAGAGTACGAGCAGGAGTTTGAGTGTTCGTTCACGGCGGCTTTGGTGGGTGCGTACTACGGGAAGTACATTTCGGACTTGGAGAAGAAGGGTCAGATTTGTGATTTCCCAATCGAGAACGACCTGCCAGTGGACACTTTCTGGGATCTTGGTATTAGCGACGCGATGTCTATTTGGTTTCTGCAGCGGGTGGGGAAAGAGATCCATTTGGTTGACTATATGGAAGATGCCAACAAAGGTTTGGAGCATTACGTACGAGCGCTTAAGGCTAAGCCCTATATCTATAACGAGCTTATATTGCCACATGACGGCGGAGCCCGGGAGCTGGGCACTGGCCGGACTCGGCAGGAGACGCTTCAGAAGCTGTGGCCAGGATCCAGGATCACCGTAGCTGCGAAGCAGAGTATTGGCGACGGTATTACGGCCACAAGGTTTTTGCTTCCCAAATGCTGGTTTCATGCGACCAACTGTGCTGAGGGGATTGATGCTTTAAAGAATTACCAGCAGGAGTGGGATCCAAAGAACAAGATGTACAAGGATAAGCCTAAGCATGACTGGGCTTCGCATGGAGCGGATGCTTTTCGGCTTTTGGCCATGCAGTATAGGCCTAAGGCGTTTGAGAAGAATGTTGAGTATCCGAGAGAGTCCGATAATGTTTATGATCTATTTGGGAGTAGTAAATTATGAGCGATGCTGAGGTTGGTGGACGGAAAGTAATTGATCCTGCAGGTATATTTAGTAACGGGCAGTTTCAGTCTGTGGAGAAAAACCCAGAGCAGTTTTCTCAGCAGCAAAGAGATCCTTTGCTTGCACGGCTTGAGCAGAGCCAGAGCTTGCTTGACCGGGAGACATACCAGGAACTTAAAAGTCAGGTTACTGGGGCTACGAATTTTTCTGGCTTAGCTGGGTTTGAGGATAAGTTGTCGCAGGCTAAGGAAGGCCTTGGTATATTCGGTGTTCGTCGTAAGAACGAGGAGTTTGCCAAAATGATTGGTTCAAAGCCTGGCGTTGCAAGGCAGACCGTTTTGACGAGTGGGCAAAATACCACTGGTGTAGGCTCTTTGGGCTTATTCAAACAACAGGGAAGATAAATGCAGATTCCGTATACGCCAGCGCAGATTATAAAAAAGCTTGAGTCTTTAAAGAGTGATAAGGCTCAGTGGAACACGCACTATCAAGAGATTGCAGATTACATTTGTCCTGTGAAAAACGACTTTGTCGGTAAGCGTATATCAGGCGAGAAGAAGGGCCTGGTACTGGTCGACAATACAGGTGTCATGTGCAATGAGCTTTTGGCAGGTGCCCTGCACTCTATGCTCACAAGTCCTTCGGAGCAGTTCTTTATGCTCACGACTGGAGATGAGGACATTGACGACGAGGATGATGTTCGTAAGTGGCTGCAGAGAACGTCGAAGAAGATCCGGAACGTGCTCAACAATTCTAATTTTCAGACTGAGACGCACGAGATTTACATTGATCAGGGAGCGTTTGGCACGTCGCACTTAACGATTGAGGAAGACGACAATTTGGTATGTCGGTTTTCTGCCAGACCGCTACAGCAGACGCTTTTGGTAGAAGATCACAATGGGACTGTTGTCGAGGTGTATCGCTGCTGGAGTTACACTGCTGAGAAGGCTGTGCTTGAGTTTGGGTTAGAGAATATGCCAGAGAAGATTCAGGATGCCTATCAAAAGGGGCATGATCAGGTTTTTGAGTTTGTACATTGTGTGTATGAGAACAACACTTTTGGCACCAAGGATAGCAAGTTTCGGTTTCCTTGGATTTCTCAGTATATCAATGTGGAGTATAAAAAAGAGGTAAAGCGTGCGGGGTTCTACGAGAAGCCTGCTATTACTCCTAGGTGGAGTAAGCGTACAGGTGAGGTCTACGGTAGATCCCCTGGTATGACGGCTTTGCCAGAGGTGAAGATTTTAAACCTTATGACGGAGACCACGATGCGTGGAGCGCAGAAGGTTGTGGATCCACCGCTGCAGATGCCAGACGACGGCTTTGTTATGCCGCTCGTGACGAGGCCTGCGGGGATAAACTACTACCGTGCTGGTACCCAGGATTTCGTGAAGCCCATATTTAACGATGCGCGGATCGATTTTGGGTTTGAGGCGATGCAGTATAAGACAAAGAAAGTGCGCGAAGCGTTCTACGTCGACCAACTTCGCTTGGAACAAGGTGGACCTCAGAAGACGGCGACTGAGGTTCAGCAGTTGACTGAGGATTCTATGCGTTTCCTGGCACCTATGCTTGCACGGCAGAAGGAAGAATATCTCTCTCCTGTCATTGAGCGGGTTATGGGTATTATGGATCGGCGTCGTATGTTTGACCCTCTTCCTCGCAGGCTTGCGCAGATGCAGAAGGATGGGCAGAAGCTTGATGTTCGTTATTCGTCGCTTGTAGCCCTGTCTCAGCGCATAAATGATGTCAATAACATCATGAGAACATTGCAAGCAGTTGAACCATTCATTAACTTGGATCAGTCTGTTGCAGATAATTTTGATGGTGACCGGATTACAAAGATCATTGCCAGGTCACATAATTATCCGCAAGAGGGTTTGCGTGACGCTAAGGCGATTGAAGGTATTCGTTCTGCCCGTGCGAAGGCGCAACAAGAGATGATAAGTGCTCAACAGGAGCAGATGCAGATGCAGAATGCAGCGACTGCGGCGCAGGCTGTAGGGTCAGTTCAGAAGAAAGGCTAACCTTTGTCCAATACACAGAAGAGCCAGGTCGGTCGCAAGATTGCGACGGCGGCTGATTATCAGAAGGTGTTTAGCACGCTGCAAGGCCAGCGTGTATTGTCCGATCTAGTGTATCGGCACTTAGTGTCTCCCAGGTTTCATCCAGACCCGTATATCAATGCGCATAAGTCAGGTCAGGAAGACACGGTTAAGGAGATTTTGAAAATTTTAAAATTAGACATTGGTTCTATACGGCAACGGATGCTTGAGGAGGATTCAGATGCTTCGGAGACGATATTTGATATTGGACGTAAATAGTG